ACGGCGTCAGGGTTGCGGCGCTTGAAGACGGCTTTTCCCCGCTCGTTGGCTTCGGGGTTTTGCTGGCGTCGATAACACTCGTCGGTCGCCGCGGCGGTGAACAGCGGGTGGTCATGATAGAACTTGATGTGGCGGGCATCTTGAACGAACCCGTCGCGGTAAGCGCGGAAAGAAAACTCGGTGTCCGACCAATAACCGTCGTATTCGGGACACAGCAACCACTCGCGCCCCAGCCACCAGCGCCAGTTGAAGGTCATGATGGTCATGAGCTTTTGTCCCGGCTGATCAAAGCCGTCCGAAACGTGCAGCACGGTCGGCTTGTCCATGTGTGGCGTCATGGCTTGGATCACCTGCTCGTCCCACCCGTGCGGCGGATACACGTCCGACTGCGCCATGATAAAGATGCGCGCCCCGGAAGCGGTCGCCGCGCGGGCGGCGGCATTGTAGTTCGCCACGGCGCTGCTGTGGCCTTCGGGAACTGCGGGCGCTAATCCGTGCGGGTAGTGCTGCAACTGCTCGACAACTTCCGTGTCGCTTTCGCAGATGCCGAAATAATACGCCACGCGCTCCGGGTGCGCGGCACGCTCCAGCCAAAGGTTGCGGACTTCGATGTCCTTGGCCCCCCTGCCCGCCGGGTGCCCTACGGCAATGCGGGGCTTGAGGCGTTTGAGCCAGTCTTTGCGGAGGCGCTCGGCTTCTTTTGGGTGGCCGGCTTTGGCCAAGGCCAAGGCTTTCAAATCATGCGCCCTCCAACCGAAAAGCGAGGCGTCGTGTGTCCATGACGGTTCGTCCGGCATAGGCTGTGCTTCCATTGCGTTGGCGTAGGCCAGCGCCTTGGCTGCTTTGCCGCGTGCCAAGTGCAGCTTGGTCAATTCGGCATAGCCTTCCCGCCGGTGCGGCATGAGGCGCACGGCCTCGAGGAGCGGACGCTCGGCCTCCTCGGGGTCTTTGAGCCAACGGCCGATGGTTTGATAGGCAAAAAACTTTTCCTCATCACCGAGATCCTCGCGCGCGGTGGCGATGACGGCGGCCTCCATCGCTTTGGGAATGTCCTGCTGCACCTCGCATTCGCGGAAGAGGAACCACCATTCCCGGCCGGTGCGGTTTTCGGGCGGGATGGCCTCAAGGATGCGGCGGTTGCGCGTCACACTACTGCGCTTGTTGTTGTGCGGCATATGGATCACTTGCAGTTCGGCCGCCCAAGTGAGTTTGCTGCCGGGCTGGTGCTCGATGTCCTCATGCACGGCGTTGATCCATTTGTCGTAGGCGCTGGCTTTGAGCAGGCGCACGCGGCGGGCGTAGCTGCCGCTGGCGCTGGTCACATAGGGCGCATAGATCACATCGGCCTCGGGGTCTTTGCCGTCGCGCAAAGCTCGCAGCACGGCGGCCCCGGTGTCGCCCAGCAGATCGTCGCAATCGGCCCACATGAGGAAGTCCGTGCCTTCGGGGGCCAAGGCAAAGCTCTGGTTACGGGCGGCGGCGAAGTTGTCGATGTGCTCCCATGGGTGATCGGGGGCGTTCAGATATTCGCCGGTCAGGCATCCGCGCGCCTTGGCGATGTCGAGCGTGGCATCCGGCTGGGCCGTGCCGATGGCGCGGACTACGGAAATGGAATCCACGTGCGGCTGAAGGCTGTCGAGGAAACGCGGGAGCATTTCCGCCTCGTTGCCGCAAATGATGCCAAGATGAATTTTTGCCACTGGTAAAAGGAAAGGGCCACGGCCGAGTGGAAGCCGTGACCCTTCGGGTCGAAACCCAAGATGTGACTCCCGGCGGGCCACTCAAACCGCCGGGAGGATGAACACACGAACTAGACGATGAGCGCGCAGGTGCCGGAAGTGAGGCCGGCGGCCGAGCCAAACATGACTTCACAGGAGGCAGTGACCGTGCGGGTGCTCTGCGAGGCTGTGATGTTGTACATGATGGTCATGCCGAGCTGGTCGAGCGTCACGGAATCCGAGACGTAGAGCAGGTTGGCGACAGCCGGATCGACGGCGGGCATGGCCGAGGCCACCGCAATCGCTTCAGGCGAAATGGCGAAGCCATCGAGGCCCGAAACTGCACCGCTGAAGCTGTTGGCGTAGTAGATGCCCTGGTCGAATCCGTAGGCTCCGTTCTGGAGCGGGAGGAAGTCGGCGTTGGTGGGGATCAACTTGCTGTAGATCTCCGGGGTGACAACCAAGCCCTTGCGGTCGGCTTTGCTGATGGCGCTCCAAAGAGTCGCCAAGTGGCCGCTGCCGGGGGTGATGTTGGTCGTGGTGACCGTGGCCGCGCCGAAATTGACCGTGGTGATCGGAGTGATCGCCACCGAAAAGATTTTGTCGGCGAGGGCGTTGAGGTTGATGCGGACCAAGTTTTCCAGACGATGACCGTTGGCCAGCTCGGCTTGGGTGATGCCGAAGAACTGTGCGTAGTGGTCGAGCGTCACGGTGGCCTTGCCAACAGTGACGTTGGAAGCCGGAGTGAAATCGGTCGGGTTGGTGGAAGTGGCCGAGGTGTCGGTCACGAGGGGCACCTGGATGGTGTCCTTGGGTTTGCGGACTTCAGAACTGAAATCCGTGCTCATGATGCGAAGCGGGGCCAACCTGTTAGCCAGCACCGTTTGCACTTGCTCAGAGATCGTCGCTACGACGAGTGCTGAATCGAATACGTTTGCCATATTTTTGGTTTAGTTTTGTTGTTGGTTGTTGGGGTTTTCTTGAGGGGGTTGGCCCTTAGAAATTGTTTTGGTTGCGGGCGCGCATGATGGCGGCCTTGTGTGCCTTGAAAATTGAGGCGCAGCGTTTCCAGTCCTTCGACTCGCTGGCGGCTTTGAACTGCTCCACCGGGTCTTCGCTGGCGGCACCAGAGCTGGCGACGGGCGCGCTGCCTTTGGCGGCCAGAGCCACTTCGAGTTCGGCGACCTTGGCCGACAACGCGGCAAGGGCTTCGCTCTCAACGGCCGGCTCTTCGGCCTTGGCTTCGACAACGGGGGCTTCTTCGGAAACTTCTTCGGATTGTGCGGCCTCGGCTTTTTCGGCCAAAGCGGCGGCGATCTCGGCGCGGAGTTCGGCAGCCAGATTTTCAATGGCTGCTTTCGCGTCGAACTGTTGAGGAGCGTTTTGTTCGTCCATGCCCACGGGCTCGATGTCAACGGCAGCCACTTTGCCGGCCTTGAAAACGCCGTCGGGATTGGCCGCCGGACGGCTCACTAGATCGACGGAGACAAGGTTTTCGACGCGGGCGAGTCGCTGATCACCGACTTCCTCGGGTTTGCCGCTGAAGGTCATGCTGAAGCCGACGCGACCGGGGGCTTTGGTCAGAATCTCGGCGTAAAACTCAGCCTGCGGGTGCGCGGAAAGTAGCTCGAGGTCGGCACGGAGTTGGTCCTCCTCGATGCGGAAGCCGGACAAGAAACCGATGAGCGAATCAATCGACTCGTCGTGATCGACGAAAACTTTGACCGGGCTGCCGGCCACGCCTGCCTGCTCGGCTTGGAGCAAGGTCACATCGTCCACGAACATTTCGTGACCGAGCGCGGGGCCGACCGTGGCCACGCTGATTCCTGCAAATTTGAGTGCCGCCATATACGCGGCGGCTCATGTCAAACGTCGATCTTCGGCTCGGCTTTCTTGCGCTTGTAGATGCGCTTCTTTTTGCGGGCTCGGGCGGAAAGTTCGGTGGCTGGCTCTGCCGATTCCATTTCTTCCGGGGTGGAGGCGGGCGGAGTTGAACCGCCGTCCCCTGCAATGGGTGCAGGGTCGATAACCGTCGCCCCCTCGGTGCGCTCGACGCCGACGATGATGCCCAGCTCGGCAGCAAATTTGCGCTCGGCAGCGATTTCCTGCATGGCGGTTTTCCAATCGAGCCCCTGCTCGCCGAAAAAGTCGGCCAAGGTCATAAGTCCGGCTTTCACGTCGTCGCGGCGGGCGGCGGCTTCGCGGCCGACATCCACGGTGATGCTGCGCGGCGTCTGCCAATGGACGTTGCGCCAGTTGGGGTTCATGGGGAGCTGGCCGCTGCGAATGGCGTTGGCGATGGCGTAGTTCCAGAGCTTGCCCAAGAAAGATGAGATGAGCACATCCTGCCGGGCGGCAAAGGCGCGCGCGGCTTTTTGCAAGATGAACCGCTGGGCCACGCCACCGACGGCGCTCGTGTCCCAGATAAACTCATACGGCAGTTTTAGGCCAAGGGCGGCGGCGCGAATGTATTGCTCGAGGTGCGCGTCCAACTTTTCGTTGGGGCGGTTCATCATAAACGACTCGATGCGCTCGGTGGCTTTGAGGCGGGGGATCATGCCGGCGCCGAAAACGGTTTCACGGGTGAGGGACTCGCCGCTGTTTTTGCTCAAGTCGCCAAAGAATCCTTCCGCGCCGACGCCCCCTTGGGCGTTTTGCACGACAAGGCCGATGCTGCTGCCGATCTTCGCGGCCTGCATCTCGAAGCGCAGAAGTTCGTCGCGGTCGAGGAGGTTGTTCAACGCGACGGCCACGGCGGGATAACCGCGCACTTGGTCCGGGCGCTCGGGTTCGTAAACGTGCAGCATCAAATCGGCTTGGATGCTGCGGCTGGTGCGCTGGCTGAAGGTGTCGCCCTCTACCACGTGATACGCCAACGGGCGGGCGTAACTGTCGAGCGTGACGCCATCCACAATCTCGTCCAATTTGTCGGGGGGGTTGGCTACTCGGTGAGATTCAATGATTTGCACGGACGGCGTGACAAAACCCATGCCGTCGCCGGTTTTTTTGCTCGTGAGAATGCAGAAAATTTCGCCGTCGCGGTCGATGGCTTCAGAAACCAACATTTGCAGCCGGCGCATATCGTGGCGTCCACTGATTTCTGGAGACTTCGACCACTCGGCCCACCATGCCTCCGCTGCATCGTCCCATGCGGGATCGCCGCTATTCGCCTGGGGCGTGATGCTCGAGCCGACGGAATACGTTGCCATGTCGCGGATTGCAGCGCGGACGATGGCGTTGTTGTAAAAAAGTTTGCGGGATAGCCCGAGGAGGCGCACGCGGTCGCCGTTGCTGATGTCCACCTTGCTGTCTTGCGCCTGTGCCTGCACCCAAGCGCGCTCTTCGGGTCGCCAGTTGGCGGCTTCCACCATGCGGCTGAATCCGAATTTGCCGGCGATTTTGTCGATCAGTTTTGCCATTTCAGTAAACTCCGTATTGCGCGCGGGTGGCCCGGTCGTTGCCAATGTCGCCGGCGTTGATAGCCAGCGCGGTTTCGATCAAGCCCAGCATATCCCAGGCGTTGTAGGTCTGTTGCAGCGTGACCGAGCGCCCGCCCACCGAACTGGACACGACAAAGGCTTGCGAAGCCCCGCCCGCAAGAATCTGCGCCTTGCAGGAGGCTTTGAGTTGGGACAATTCGCCGGCCGTGAACACACGGGCCAGCATCGCGGCGTCGGTCATGCCCTCGCGGGCGGTGTCAAGGGCAGCTACCTTTTCTGGAAGCGAACAAAAGTTCCCTGCTCATCATGGCGGATGAGGTCGCCATTCGGTTCAATCTCCAAAACCCACAGAGCGTCCGTCTCCTCGCCGGTTGATTTTTTATAGAAGCCCAAGATTTTTATTTTTCCATTTATCTCTTTCCATTTGCCGCGCAGAAGCTCGAAACTCTTAAAAATCTCAACCACTTCGGGCTTTTTAGATGTCGTCACATTGATGGTGTGCATCACCTGCCCGCCGGTGGCCAAATCAAGCGTGTGCTCTAAGTCTCCGTTTTTCCCCACGTAAACGCCGGAATAATCCTCTTCTGCTTTGCCGGCACAGAGCATCAGAGCAGCGGCCAGAATAAATAGGCTAATGGTTTTCATTGGTTGCCCGATATTGGGCCATGATGGAATCGATAAGAACAAGACACATTTTTTCACAGTCCGCAAGGTGGTTGGGCCCAAGGCGTTGCCACTTGGCCTCGCCGTCTTTCTCGATCAGCGCCTCGCCTTGCAACTGTGAAACGTAGTCCTTGGCAATATCGCGCGGCAGATGCCACCGCCCCCGACCTTCGCGCAGAATGTCGTGGTAAAGCCGCGCCTGCCAAAAATGCGCGTCGAACTGCACCGCCCACAGCACATGACCGGCGGAAACGATTTGCTGGAATTTGTAGGGCTCGCGCAATCCTTGGCTAACGGTTCGGCCTTTGGCGGCGACAAAGAGGCCGCTGGACTTGGCGACGAAATCATAGACGCCTGCCGGGGTCTTGGCCGCATACCCCGCATCCACAATGCCGCGATAACATTTGTAGTGCTTGAATTTGTCCATGATGCCGTCCCACCCGACCATCGCCCCATAATCTAGCAGGTAGCTACTGCCGTCCTCGTGCAGTTCGCGCACGATCCACCACATCTCGGTCTGCTGCACGTCGATGGACATGAGGCGGCCGAGCATCTTGCCTTCGGGCGCTTCGCCCATCGTGTAGCGAGGCGAGGCATCCACACGGTCACGGATCATTTGCGTGGAGATCATCGCCCCGTCAGGCTTCCACGGCAGGGCCAGTTCGCGGTTGTTAAAGTCTTGCAATCCGCCCGGTGCATCGCGGTCTTGCAGAAACTTAACCGCCAAGTCCGCCCACTTGCGCCACGGAGCGTAGAGCGAGGAAAGGTGGTAGCTGCGCCTCCCCGGCTCGGCGGCCAGCTCGGTAGCCCGCCACTCGCCACGCTCCAGCATGGCGGGCTTGTTGGCCTCCTCGTGTGCATGGCCGCAGGCGGGACAGACGCACCGCGCCGATGCGGCGACTTGTTCCATATTCCAACCCTCGTCCTGCTTGGCCGTCTGGTCCCAGCGGATGTGCTCCCATTCGAGCGCCCAAGGTTCTCCACAGCCAAGGCACGGGACAAAATATCTGCGTTGGTCGCCTTTGATCCATTCGGTCCAGATCGCGGCATCCTCGTAGGTGGGAGTCGAGGTGGTCACGATGATGTGCTGCGGGTAAGTCGCCACGCGGGCCTCGGCCAACTGCAACGGGGCGGATTCTTTGCCCCCGCGCTGCGGAAATTTATCCAGCTCATCCATGCACAGGGCGGCTATCGACCTTGAAGACAACGAGGCCGGCGAGTTGCTGCCCGTAAACCACACGCTCATGCGGTCAAAGTGCTGTTCCAAGAGCCGGTATTTGTCAGGATCGGCCTGCTTGTGGCGGGCAAGACTCGGGTTTTGGTCGATCAACGGCATCCACCGTGTCTCAGAAAATGACCGCGCCAGATGCGTGGAAGGCATAACCCAAAGGCAAGGTGCCGGGGCGTTGTCCAATTTGTAGGCCATTCCGACGATGATGGCCGTGGTCTTGCTGGTCTGCGCTCCCCAAACCAACGCCAGCCGCCGAACGCGATCATCGGCGAAGCATTCCAGCACCTCCCGCACATACGGCGTCCGCGCCGTGGAGTAAGTGCCGGGTAGATTCGTTATGCGCTCAGATAGCTTGAGGCTACTTTCTGCCCACTCGACCACGCTCGGCTTGGGGGGCGGGGTGGTCGTCTCTCTAGCTGCCTCAAAGAACTCGGCTATGGCTTCTGAGGTGCTCCCATCCTCAATGACGCGGGCAGTGTCCCCAAGTGCTTGTTCAGAATCGCCGTCGCCTCCGCCCCCCACCCTCGCGTTGAGAAATCCTGCACCGCTGCCGCTATCAACCCCCGAAATGCTGCCAGCGTCTCCGCTCGGTTTATCGTTATCTGATTCTGTGCACAGAACTGGTGATACTCTGTTTCCGCTGTCGCCGCCGCTTTCCTCATGTCCCTCCAGGCTGCTGCCAGCTCGGCCACCTGTTTGCTGTCCGTCTTGCCGTAGGCCGCCGTTTTCCACAGCTCGTAGTGCCGAGTCTCCCCCTCTTCGGCCCTTTCGAGTCGAGCTTTTGCGCCTCTTTGCAATCCTTCCAGAGCGGGAGCTTCCAGCTTCTCCCTGTTTTGATAATGCGGTCTTCTCCTCTTGACCCCCTGAGCTGTCAGCCACTCCGACGCGGCCTCCGCCGAGGTGGTCGGCATCCCCTCGGCTTTCCACTTTGTAATTTGCGCGTTGCGGCATTCGAGGCTTTGGGCAAGTTGGGTTAGGGTCATTGTGGTCAAATTTAGCCACTTTCTCAATTAGGGCTTATTGAGACTGCAAATTGAGATTGTGCGCCGTCTCATTCTCAAAAAGCCTTATTGAGACTGGCTTTTGAGACGGGCGTTTCACTAGCCCAAAAACGCACAAAAATTGCACCCATTTTCCGCGAGTCGCAAGCTCCT